GAATTAAATAAGTTAAATCAAAAGATGGAAAAAGAATTATATAAACAAATCAAGAAAAAATATGCAAATTCAGCAGAGGTAATTGGATTACTATAATGATTAAATTAAAAAAATTATTAACAGAAACAAGAGTAAGATTGTCTACTATGAAAGATGCTAATTTCGAACCTGGTAGATTTGTACAAATTTTAGGTAAAAAAGGAATGGTTAAACTTGATAAAAAAAGTGTTCATAAATTAGCTAAAATAATTAGGACATTAGGTGGTAAATTTGGTATGGGTTATTCATTCACTACAGAAGAAAAACTCACAGAAGGTAAAGTAGTTTCATTACCAAATGGAACAAAAGTAAAAATAGAGTTTAAAGGTATAACATTTAAAAATAAAGGACCTGATGTATTTTTAGATAGAGGAGAGATGTTAACTTTTTTTAAAGCAACAAGGAAATATTTAAAATGATTAAATTAAAAGAATTATTAAAAGAAGAAAAACTCACAGAAGGTAAAGTAGACAGAGCATTTACTAAAATAATTGGGTTGTTGAGAAAAGAATCCCGAAAATTAAATGACGATGACTCATATGAATTAAGTACAAAACTAAAACAATGGTTTGTTAAGAATATACTTTAGGAGACAACAATGCCAAACAGAGCAGCAAAAGCAAGAAAACAAGAAAGAAGAAAGAAAAATAAAATATTAGAGAGAACTGGTAGAACACCGGCTCAAATAAAAAGATTTAAAAAGAGAAAATAATGGCAATTCAACAAATATCAGGAAAACAAATAACTAAGTTTGATACTGAAAAGTTATCAAAAAATCCTAATTTTGTGCAACAAGAAGAACCGATAATTAAAAAAGAAGTTGTTAATGGTAATACTATAAATAATTCAGATAAAAAAGTTTATCAAGGTGAAATGAAACCAACTACTAATGTTTATGGTGAAGAAATGAAAGATATGATGACAACAATGATGGGTAAATTAGATAATATCAAAGTACAAAATGGTAACATTAATGTAGATAATTCTATAGAAGTTGATGTAAAAAGAAATGTGTTTTTATCAAAAGCAGATGATTCAAGTGTTAAAATTGATAATGTTAAAAAAGGTAAAGTAAATAATAAAGTTAATAAATTGAGAGCTTTGAGAAGAAATGGCAATTAAACCAATTACAAATAAACATCTTGTTAGTAAGGAATCTGTAAATAGAGCAAATGAAGCTTCTACTAAAAGTTTAGAAAACAGACCTAATGTATCTCGTTCTGAAAATGCTGCTCAATCATTTACTCCTGGAGCAGATTTTACAAAAAACTATTCGGTTACATTAGAAGATGTTGATACATCAATAATTAATTTTATTAAGAACATCATTAGACCTTCTTTTAAAGAAAACAATGAAACATTTAAAGTACCTGTTATGTATGGTAATGAAGAAAGATGGGTTGCCGCTAGAAAAAGAGGTATATTAAAAGATAGAAATGGTGCTTTAATGTTACCATTGATTATGTTAAAACGAACTGAAGTTTCTAAAAATAGTGATTTTATTAATGGTATGGAACACGATTTAAATAGAAATGCAGACCAATTTGTAGTATCACAACAATGGTCTAAAACAAATCAGTATGATAGATTTGCAATACAACAAGGTTTAAAACCAATTACAGAGTTTTCAGTAACTACACCACCAAATTATGTAAACATTAATTATGATTTTGTCATATGGACTAATTTTATTTCACAAATGAATGGTTTAGTAGAAGCATTTACTGAATTTAATAATCAATATTGGGGAGAAGGACAAGAAAGAAAGTTCTTTTCATTAATTGAAAATATATCAGATGCATCTGAAATGAATAGAAATGGTGAAAGATTTATTAAATCAACATTTTCAGTTAGTAGTAGAGCATCATTATTACCAGAAGACTACAATTCTGTTGTTACAAATAAAATTTCAAATTTACAAAAAACAAGAAGTGTCGGAAAAGTTAATTTTTCTGAAACAATTCTATAAAAAAAATGAGTGTTTTCAAAGATAACTATATATTTATATATATAAAATTATTAATAATGGAGGTTATATAATGTCAGACAACAAACTAACTCAAGAAGAGTTAACACAAATTCAAGAAATCAGAAAGAACTATGTATCTATACAAAATGCATTTGGTCAACTTCATTTGACTGAAATGAATTTAACAAAACAACTTTCAGCTATCGAAGGTAATAGAAACGAACTTACTGCTGAGTATGAAAAAACTCAAAATGCAGAAAGAGAATTAGTCACATCTATTCAAGATAAATATGGAGTTGGTACTCTAAACATAGATGATGGAACATTCACTGCCGCTGAACAAACTTCTGAATAAATATCAAGAAATAATTAAATTAAATTATTGTTTGCAAATATTTTTACATATTTATATATGATGATATATTGCGGTTTGCGGTATCTTAAAAAAACAAATTTACAATTCAAATAGGGAGAAATTAAATGGCAGAAAAAGTAGTCTCTCCGGGTGTTTTTACAAACGAAATTGATGCATCCTTTTTACCAGCAGCTATAGGTGATATTGGTGCTGTGGTGATAGGACCAACATTCAAGGGACCAGCAATGGTACCAACCGTTGTTAATTCAATGGCTGAGTTTGAACAAACATTTGGTACAAAATTCAGAAGTGGTTCGAATTATTTCCAGTATCTAACATCTCATGCTGCAGAATCTTACTTACAAAATGGTGGTCCGCTGACCGTCGTTAGAGTAAGTGATGCGACGGAAGCTATAAGTGATGTGTATACTCGTAATAATGACGGAACTGCTAAATCAGGTTTAGATGGTAACAAAGCTTTAAGTTTTGCAACTATAGGTGATGGTCTTGCATATAACAACTATGGATTCGATAGTCCAGCATATACAGAACATTCAGCTTCACACACAGGTGATAACAATGTATTAATATCAGGTTCATCAGATAACTATAGAATTGAAATATCAGGTATCAATACAGCAAAAGGAACATTTAATGTTTCAGTTAGAAGTGGTGCAGATACAATTAAAAGAAAACAAGTATTAGAAACTTTTAATAATGTATCAATGGACCCTAATTCAGCTAATTATGTTGAGAAAGTTATTGGTAACCAAGATATGAGTCTTCAAGGTACAATAGCAGAACCATACATTAAACCAACTGGTGAATTTCCAACTAAGTCTAAATACATAAGAGTTTCTTCGGTACATACACCGACTCCAAATTATTTAGATGAAAATGGAGCAATCACAAGTAATGCATTATCACAATCATTACCAGCAGCACAAAGTTCTTCTTTTTCACAAGGTGGTGTAGGTACATTTGGATTTGATTTGTTTGGTACTGATTTAGGTACAGGAGCACAATCACCTGCAGGATTTTATGAAAACATTGCAGAAAATAATTCACAAGGTTGTGACCCAACAACAGGTAATGTTTTAGACCTTTACAAAAAAGCAATCAATTTAATGGCAAATCAAGATGAATATGATATTAACTTGATGATGTTACCAGGATTGAACATTGAAAATGATGTAGATGTAATCAATACAGCAATTGATGTTTGTGAATCAAGAGCAGATGCATTCTTAATTGCAGACCCTGTTAATTATGCTTCATCCGTTTCAGTGGTAACAACAAAAGCTGATTCAATTGATACTAATTATGCAGCTGTTTACTGGCCTTGGGTTCAAATACAAGATGCTAGAGTAAATGGTGCATACAGATGGGTACCACCTTCAGTTGTATTGGGTGGTGTTTATGCATTCAATGACAAAGTAGCTCATCCTTGGTTCGCACCAGCAGGTCTTAACAGAGGTGGACTTGACACGGTAGTTCAAGCTGAAAGAAAACTATTGTTAAGTCAGAGAGATACATTGTATGATTCAAGTGTTAATCCAATCGCTACTTTCCCTGGACAAGGTGTAACGGTATTTGGTCAAAAAACATTGCAGAAAAAAGCAAGTGCTTTAGATAGAATCAATGTAAGACGACTATTAATCAGAGTTAAGAAGTTTATCGCTTCTTCATCTCGATTCTTAGTGTTTGAACAAAACAATGAACAATTAAGAAAACGATTCTTAAACATTGTAAATCCATTCTTGGAACAAGTTCAATCACAAAGTGGACTAAGTGCCTTTAAAGTTGTAATGGATGAAACCAATAATACTCCTGATACAATTGATAGAAATCAATTAATAGGTCAGATATTCTTACAACCAACAAGAACAGCAGAGTTCATTATATTGGATTTCACAATACAACCTACTGGAGCAGCGTTTCCAGAGTAATATAATCTAAGCAAAGAGTGAGTTTAATTACTCACTCTTTGTTTAACTTTGACAGGAGAATTATTGATGGCAAAAAAATTAGTTAGTCCAGGAGTACTCACAAATGAGATAGATGCTTCCTTTTTACCAGCTGCGTTAGGAGCGATAGGAGCAGCTGTTGTTGGTCCAACATCAAAAGGACCAATTTTGATTCCAACTATTATAGAAAATAAAAATCAATTAGAAGCCACATTTGGTGGCCTATTCACAAGTGGTAGTAATAGATATGAATATATGACTACAATGCTTGCAAAGAAAATTTTACAGACAAAAGGACCAGTTACTATAGTTAGAGTTGCAGCAGGTACTCCTACAGCAGCTGCAAATACTTCATTAACACAAGCACAAGTTAAAAATCATTTAATAGGTAGTGATAATGCTACAAGAACTGAAGATTCAGGTTCAATATTATCATCAACAGACCCAACCGTAATTGGAGATGGTGTCGGAGTAAAAGCAACTGGTAGTTTCACTATTGCTGGTGGAACATATTCATCAGGTACAACTGCACAATCAATGAGTATAGGTAGTGTTAGTTTTGTAGTTACAGGTTCAGATTATGACCATCATGGACTTGGGGATATCAATACAGCAACAAAAGTTTTTATAGAATCAGGTTCAGATGTTGGAACTACAGCAGGTAATTTTAGAGATATTATTAACAAAAGTGGTTCAGTACACGGATTATCAATAAGTGCTAGTATTAATGGTGGTATAGTAGGATTGACTTCAAGTTATGCAGGTAATTATTCAGCTGGAGTACATACTAATAAATGGTTTGCTACTTCAGGTGGAACAGATTCATTTACTGATAATTTATTCATGGTAAGTAGTTCAAAAACTTTATTTACCAGTGTAAATCAGATAGAGAATGGTAGAGATAATGATGCACATCTAACAATACCATTTAAATTACATGCTTTAGTTGAAGGTAGTGTGTTGAATAGTAGAGATACAGGTTCAGGAGACACACTTAGAGATAATGGAACACTAAAATTAGGAACAGCAGAAAACTTTAGATGGGAAATAAGTGATGTTGATACAACGGTAGGTACATTTGCAGTAAACATCAGAGCAGGTAATGATAGTCATAAAAGAAAAATTGTATTAGAGAAATTCCAAAATTTATCATTAGACCCTACAAGGCCTAATTATATTGGAAAAGTAATTGGTACACAAACAACTGAATTACAAGGTTCTGGTACTTCTGAACCATATGTTAAACAATCAGGTGATTATCTAAATAAATCTAAATTTGTTAGAGTAGAAGTATTAAAAGATTTACCTAATTATTTAGATGAAAATGGTAATCTAACTAAAGGTGAATATTCAGCTTCTTTACCAGCAGCAGGTAGTGGTTCATTAGGTGGAGGCTTCTCAGGTGGAGGTGATGGTACTAAACAAAGTCCAATTAACTTTTATGAGACAATAGAAGCAACTAATACTCAAGGATTAAATCCTACAGCAGCATTATCAGGTAAAACTGCTTACTTAGATGCTATTAATTTACTTGCAAATCAAGATGAATATGATATTAATTTATTATATTTACCAGGTATAACAAGTGCTGACCATAGTTCTTTAGTAA